AAGGTCAGCATGGTCAGCAGAGTCAGCAGAGTCAGCATGGTCAGCATGGTCAGCAGCAAGGTCAGCAAAAATGAAACAACTGTCTGAGAAATTCATTGAATTATTGGAGGAGTCATAATGAGACAAGCTAGCTTCTTAGATTACTCGTTAAGATTAGAAGGAATAAGGGAAATACTAAACGTCCTCAAGGATGGCACATTATACTACACCCAGATACTAAAAAAGTCAAGAATAAAACACAAGGCATCATTTCGAAAATATTTGGATTACTGTGAGTCAAAAGGATTTATTCTGTCATTTAAGAAAGACAAACAGATACTATGCGGGAGGTTCCGCGGGGAACACAGGAACATGAATCTAAGGTTTTATGAAATCACACCCAAAGGCAAGGCATTTCTGGAGGCTGTAAAGTAATTGCCAAAAAAAGGCTTCAAGAGCATCACTATACATACTTCAGACTATGACAGGCTTGACTCTATATACAAAGAACTCAAAGAACTGGGCACGTTGCCCCTTGGCATACGTAGCTTGTCAGGATATGTATCTTATAGATTTGGGCATCATGTCAAGGAAAAACAGCACCTCAAAAATCTAGCCTCAAAGATAGAGTTTGTCCCCAAAAAGTTCACCAAGACCATTACAGTGATTGATGTTCCAAAGGGAGACAAACAAGATTGAGTAGAAAAAAGAAGTGCAACATCTGCAATGTTTCCATGAAAAGAATATCAGACTGCCCCAGCTCACCAAACGGAATATGTGGGATACATAAATGTCCCAAGTGTGGCCAAGTATTGCACAGTCATCGAGGAGCCAAACAATAATGTCAACTAATAATCACCTATTCCCACAAATGACATTATACAAACCACTAAACGAATGTACGCATATGCAGAACCTAGAGCACTTGCATACCCTGAAAAATGGAAGGACTATCTCGAGCATACCCCACGCACCAAGGAACAGAAAAGAAAAGACCCAATACTCAGGAGGGGCTATACTGTGAGCATATTATCCCCAAAACCCAAGGAAATGCAATGGAAGAACAAGTCAGTATGTCCCAACTGCAAGACTCCTGTCTTCTTCTGGACTGACGGGGAACCAAAGAATCATTTCTGCTGGATATGCCACAAGGAGGCAACATTATGAATTTACAGTTATCCCCTCAATCAGCTATCTCTATTGATGCCACACCATCGATATTTGGGGGGATAACATTACAGTCATCTAGCTTTTTAGTAGTCATGTTGGATGACAGGAGGCAGGGGAGTCCCTCCTCTTTACAGTTAACGGGTAACTCAATCGAACATGGAGCAATTGATTGGCGTCACTTTTCAACAATCCGTAGTAAGGGGGTTGCCCGTTGACATCTTTTTGGGGGAATGCTAGATGACAAATAGCATCTGGATAGAAACCCCGCTAAGTGAGTTTGGATTCAAGTGTATCGCTAATAATCATAATGAATGCACTAGAAAGAAATGTGCTTGTATCTGTCATAAGAGCAGTACATCATAAACATTATAGTCTAGTGACATAAACTATAATCTTGGATGCGTAAGAAATGCTGTTACATTTGCTCCGAACCTGTCAAGCTTGTCCCTCCCATAAACACAGAAACCTCTAACCAGTGCTGGAGGTGTTCCAAATGCAAACAGGCATTCATTGCAGTATTGGAGGACAGAATATTATCATGATATTTACCCACCTAAAGAGTAAAGAGATAATCACAACGCAAAGGATAAAGAACACCAATAATCTAATATGGATAACATATGTCACTAAGGAATATTGATGAAATAAGTATCACGCCTATACCATTCCCTAAATGGAATACATTGCCTGACGGTGAAGCTGCCACACAATTACCTCAAAACTTTCTAGACATACCAGACTTGGAGGAGGAAGAGTCATGTCTTCCCCAATAAGAGATAGAATAACTGCAAACCACCACAAGCACAAGCATCCAGTAAAGAAATGCTACCTATGTGCAGATGAGAGGCACCCAAGATATTGAACGAACAGCAAGCCCACCTAAACTACTCCTTTAGGTGTATTAGCATAATGATAGAGAGACACATAACAGAGAGCAAGCGATTCATTATACAACTGGAGGCATTCCAAAAACAGTTACGCACGGAAATAGAAAAGCATAATAGCAACCCTTAAGGGCATCCCTATCCTTAATAATGACATAATAAAACAGGTAATTACATGGGCGAAAAGTGGTCAGAATCACAAATGGAAGGTATGAAATACACCAAAATATTACGCAGACTACTAAAGAGATTGGATAGATATACACTGGCAGAAGACGCAGATTTAGAGAAATGTTTTACAATACTATCAAAGGCGGGATACTGTCTGAATATCAAAACTAACGTAGCACATAGAACAGACATTGAACAAAGGATAAAGTATCTGGAGGCTATGAGTGTACCTAAACAAATCCATGAGGAGATGGTAACTAAATGAGTGAAATAGAAATAGAATGTCCTTGTAAACAATTTGGATTTAACACCTGCTGCTGCCCTAATAACCCAAAATATGATATTGAGGAATCTTACTGTGAATTCCTAGCTAGAGAGATTAAAGAATGGATAATGTGGCAATATAAATTAGATAAAGGTAGGTACGGTGAGCAGTCAAGAAAAAAGGCTTGATGTACTAGAGGCATCATTAATACCTGATGACACCTTACCCAAACTATCCAAGAACGTACTTACATGGATATCACAGGCGAGGCCATACCTCGGCAGAAGAAAGAGAAACTTTGACCTGTTCCCCTACTGGATTGACATCTATGAGGACAACCACCCAAACATCATGTGCAAGGCAGCGAGGCAGACCTTCAAGACTACCACCTGCACGGATATCATAGCGTGTGGAGGAACTAGTAATGCAGGCGTAGAGGTGTCATATGTCGCTGATAACGAGGCTCACAGGTCAGCTTTCTCCAGACAAAGACTACGAAGAGAGACATTCCAGAGCAATCCAACCCTAAAGTTATTCTTGCCGTATGGCAGGGCTGCAGTAACTGAGATTAACCTGTTAAACGATTCTGTAATATACTTATTAACTGACGAAGCTGAATACAGGGCAGTTGAAGGAAAGTCTAACTATATTCTGGCATGTGATGAGTTTCAATATCATGATGTGCAATTCCTGTATAAGGCTTTATACACACTTTCTCAAACACATGGAAGATTCTATGGCTTTGGGATTGGTGGTGAGCAAGGTAGTGACTACGTCGACTTGTGGGAAAGAACAGACCAAAGGGAATGGATATACGACGACCCAGATTGGAGGAGCAGATTAACATTTGACGCATTCGGTATTATTACCAACTCTTCCAATGACCTCAAAAGCATTTTGGCAGGTAAGTGGGTTTCACAAAAACCAGAAAACACCCAATTTCGAGGCTATCACATACCCCAAACAATTGTCCCCACTATCCCACTCACAATCGAATCTGCTGTTAATGATTATCATGTCCAGCCACAGCTCTCAATAGAGTATCAAAGAAAGTATTTCCCTAAATCTATCTTCATGTCTCACACCATGGCTGAAGACTACAAGGCAGAGAGAAGGCCAATCACACCAGAAATGATAAGGAGTTGCATGGATAACCAAGTGGCATTATTATCGCCTGAGGATGTATTAGAACTAAAGGAAATATACCAGAACAAACTAAGGGTCATAGGTGGTGTAGACTTTGGAAGCTCCATTACTGTCCCGACAACCGTATTATCTGTGAATCTGCACTGGCGTGAAACCAACAGATACCAGATAGCACATATAGAAAAAATACCCCAGTCACACCACCCAATGGATAAGGCAAGACATATCGTAGAGGTATTTTCATCATACGGCTGTGATTTTAGTATAGGGGACTGGGGACACGGGCAGGACATGATTCCATTTATCCAGGACGGTGGAAGAGATAGTCATGATGTGGCCTTTGCAGGGCTCACAAAGTCCAGGTTCATGGGGTGTAGGACCATAGGCGACCCAACAAAGCCATTTTCAGAATATCAGGAGGATACCACAGAGGAAGGAAACACAGAGTTATCAACAATCACTATTGATAAGACAACAACAATACAGTCCTTTATAGACATGTTCGGGCAGTTCACATCTCATCCTATTTACCCACATGATGAATCCCTAAAGAAACCAATGTATATCATCCCTGGGAAAAACGACTATGAGATTGACTTTATCCTAAAGGAGTGGCCCAAACTAACCAGAGTTGACTTGGCTGAGAATCCCGAGGATGATGATGAGAACAGGAAACAGAACGTACGAAAGGAATTCTCACACCCGCCTGATTCGCTAATGTCACAAATCTACACATTCGTAGCTGACAACAACTATCAGGACGATGCATTTAAAATTATCCCAGTCCGCAAAAAACGATAATCATAATTGAGCAAGACTTAAGTTTACTCAAGCCTTACCCAAAGGTGTTGAAACCTGTATTAGAACGCTTTTTAGATAACATAAGTATTTCGCCTTCTGGGTGTTGGGAATGGACAGCTAGTTTATTCCCTCTTGGATATGGTCAGTTTTATGCTAATAAAAAGAGAACATCATGCCACCGTTTTATCTATGAGTATTATTATGGGAATATTTATCCAAAATTGACCATAGACCATCTATGCAGAAACAGAAAATGTTGTAACCCCATTCATTTAGAACAGGTAACGTTACAAGAAAATCTACAAAGAGGAAACACACAAGCTGCTATCAATTCTCAAAAAACCCACTGCAAAAGGGGTCATGAATACACTAAAGAAAATACTTACTTCATGGCAAGTGATAATAGCAGAAATTGCCGAGAATGTCAAAGATTGAGGTCAAGAAAACATTATTGGAGTCATAAATTAATAATACCTGTGAGAAAGAAAAGATGAATGACCCTATACAATACTGTCCAATCCACAAGATAGCCATGCATGGTACAGACACGGGCGAGCAATGCGTGTTATGCAACAAAAGATATTATCTAGAATCAACCCATGGTAAACTTAAATAACGAAACACATCATTCTATAGCGGATTGCGTTGTAAGGGATACCTAGAAGGCACTGGTTGCAAGAAGATATCACGAAATCCCTATGCATATAATTGGACTGAGTGGCAACTATGCTTTGACTGTGCAATTATCCTACATGCCATAAACTATCAGGGACAGCTAAAAAGAGGCACTGGCGGAAAATATCTCAAGGAACCAGAGACTGCCTCCATGATAACACAATAGAATTATTAACACTTTAATCCACATAACTCACCTTATTTCATGAGCGGATGGGCTAGTAGATTAAAGATGGGACTAAACAGAATCCTTTCCTCTAATGAGCCAATGAGCCACACAGCCCAAGCCCGCTATTCAACAAACATTGACGTTAATCAAGTTCAGATGGCCATGAGTGGTTTTTCACAGCCTGTTCATGGTCCTGAGATATCAACTGTAGGAGCATACTCCAGAGAGGGATACACCTCCAGAACATTTGACAAGCCTACAGTTCCCTTTGCAACCCAAGTGTATTATGTACAGAGAGACGAGGATGTTCAGTTATCCCTGAATAGACTAGCCTCACAGGTAACGGGAGGAGAGCACTATTGGAAGTCCGAATATGAGCAAATCCAAGAACAAATTCAGCAGTTTTCCACAGATATAGATTTTGACTGGCTTGATACCATAATGGTAAAGGAATGCCTAGCTTATGGGAATTCAGTATGGAAGCCAAGATTAGGCATAGCCAACATCAGAAACAGGGATGATTTATTACACATACCAATATCCTCATTTGTAAGAATCTGGTGGGACAGAGCCAGAAGGCCATACAAGTTTGAGTTCAGGGGTTCGGAATATCAGGGGTATCATAATGCAGAGGATATTATCCATTTATCATGGAATCCAGTCAATGGTTCGTTATTTGGAACAGGTTTTATGACGGCACTAACAGCGCCAAGAACCTTTGAGGAATTAACCCCATCAGGAACCAGAACTAAACAACTGCCCTCACTAATGGACAGGAAATATTCCACATCCATGACAATGCACCTCACAGAGAAGAGATATGTTCCACACAATGTCTATGAGGCACCAAATGCAAGTTCTAGTGAAAGGTCACAGCTATCAGCAGACTTGGCAGACTTGGAGACAGCAGAAGACTTGGTTGTTGGAAACAAGGTTACAGTACAGGAGCTAGGCTCAGGAATGAAGGCATTCAACCCAGAACAGTTCCAAGACTTGACTACAGGCCAGATACAAAAGGCTACAGGTGACTTTTCAGGGAAGCAGGGAAGCGAATCCTCACACCAGTACGCAAACGCTGAAACCTCAAAGGAAGAGGGTGAAATTGGACTAGCATCATTTCCGCTAGCCATGACTCGACAACTAATAGAGAAACTATTCCAGCCTTGGTATGAACAGAATGGCGAGAGTTACGACCCAATGTATGGAGGTGGTCTAGTTACTTTACCATGGAAGGAGGCAAACCCCGAACTTAACTTTGGACATGCACAGAAGAAAGACCTAGATACGGCAGACCAAATCAAACTAATTGAGTTAGCATCACAAACAGGTGCAGTGCAAGACCCAGTAGAGATGAGAAAGTTATTGGAAGATGCAGGTCTTGGCTTGACTCAGGAAATGACAGACAACATGCAGAACATGTACAATCCAATGAATCCCGTTTATCCACCTAATTTCAATACATATCCACAAGACCAGGCACAGCGTCCACAGGATGACCCCAACTTTACATCATCACAAAGGGACTACATCCCAGCATATCCTAGTGCTACCAATTCAGCTAATCCACAGCCATCAATGCCAGGACTCAACTTTACCACAACATCAAACGGAGCAGGAAAACAAATGAAGGGAGAACTTCCAGACAAATTAGAGATTGATGACATTAACGCCCTGTTAGCAGCATCAGGAGACAACCTTAACGAATCCCTAGACGACGAACTAAAAAGGGCAAAGCTGGAAGAGCAGAAGCTAAAGAACAGAACCCGTGAAACCATCATAAGGAAGATTGAAAAGATAGAGGATGAACTAGACTAATGGCACACCAGCTTAAGCTATACGTTGATTCAGACCTGAAAGAACCAGTAAGAAGATTCAGGTTCCCAAGAACAGAGATAGGCCAGTCTTCAGATATTCCATTTTACATTAACAACGCCTCTGAGAAATGGCCCATAGTGGAAATAACATACAACCAGAATGACAAGGAAGTAACAGTATTGGATATTCCACAGACACTAAGAGCACAACAGAAAGTAAAATGCAGGGCACGATATACACCAGCTATCAACACCAATGAGGCACTATCGACAATAATCGATATCACCGGAGAGTTACACATCGGCTAATCATGTCAGCGCCAACTGCATCCCAGGAAATAGACTCGTATACTGCGGTAGCTCCGGCATTAGGAGACATCACAATATTCGGGGACATTACAGATTCCAATTTAATCAAGCGTGGTACTTTACAGCAGGTAATAGAATTATACAATGATTTACTTGCAACCATGTCAAACAAGACCTTTGTTGCCCCCGCACTAGGAACTCCTGCAAGCGGTGTATTAACCAATGCCACAGGCCTGCCATTAACTACAGGTGTAACCGGAACCCTACCAATAGCTAACGGCGGAACTGCAAACACCACAGCACAGGCAGCCATAGACGCACTATCCAATGTTGCAGCAGCTACAGACGAGCATGTACTAACCAAGGATACGGCATCAGGTAACGCAATATGGAAAGCCTCATCAGGCGGAGAAGTAACTACATGGACTGCAGACCACGACACTGGAGGAAATGCCCTAGTATTAACAGACGATGCAGCTGCCCCAACTGCAACGACAAACCACTTTATCACCCACACCTCAACCTTTAACCAATACAATGTAATTGCAGCACATACACACGTATTCACAATTAACGGCGCTACAGAGTTTTCCATATCAAACGGAACAATAGACTTTAGGGACAATGATATTCTGGACGCTGGCGATATCAACACTGCTGGAAACATCAGCACTGGAACCCTTGAGAGCATAGCCATAGGAGATTATGCCTTGGCAACCGGTGACATATTTACCGGAACACATGATTTTAGTGGTGCAACCCTAGAGATTCCAAATAGTGATACCGCTACAGTAGCCGCCGACGGACAGATAGCCTTTGATAATCTGGTTACTGACTGGAGTACAGGTATACTTAGGGTCTTTGGTTCTGGTGAGGAGCAGGGTGTTGTTACTATGCCAATTGCACAGTTCACTACTCCTACTGATAATCATGTTGTAACCTATAATGCTACAAACGATGAGTTTGAACTACAGCCTGGTGGGGGTGGGGCAAGCGCACTTAATGATTTATCTGATGTTACAATAACTGGTCCGTTACAGGACGCTGACTTGCTGCTTTATGATTCTGTAGGTACAGCTTACAAAGACGTTCCAATGACAGGCGATGTCACAATTACAAAGGCCGGTGTAACAACAGTAGCTGACGACTCACATGCCCATACAAATTCAAGCATTACCCTAGCTGCCACTGATTTGTCAGACACCGCAGATTTGGCATTTCTGAATACTGCAAATACGTGGGGAGCCTTCAATCAGGACTTGACATCAGCTACAATGAGAATCCCAAGTGCTGCAGCCCCTACCATGGCAACACTTGGAGATTTCGCCATAGATACAACCATCACAGATTTCTCGATGGGCCTAATCAAGTATTATGATGTAGAGGAAATGGCAGTTGTTGCAATGCCAGTGGCACAACTCACCACACCTACAGAAGGTCATGTCGTAACCTATAACGCCACAACTGACGAATTCGAACTAAGGGTAGCACCCGGTGCAGGTGGTGGAATAACATCAATCAACTCTCAGACTGGTTCAGTCCAGACCATGACACAGCAGACTAACAAGATTCTAATTAACTCAGCAACAGATGACCATGCATTTACATTGGGTACTGATGTAGTAACCATTGACAAGGCAAACACCTACGAAGACTTTCTTCAAACCTTTAAAGATAATCAACTAAAAATTAACAGTCCGGATGATTTAGACGGAGTTACATTTGTTAATTCCAACCAGACAGCAGACAGAAATCTTACAATTCCTGTCCTCACAGGAAACAGAAATATTGTTGTAACCGCAGAAGCCTCACAGATAACAATAGGTACGGAAGTAACTGGGGCATCTACTGCACTAACAGACGCGGCAGACCTAGCTTATCTTAACACTGCTAATATCTTCATTGCTGGAAACAAACAGACATTTTCACAGGATGTTACAACAGCAGGTCTTAATCTTGGTGCAGTGTCAGCAGCTCCATCCACACCGGCAGAAGGTGACGTATGGTATGCAGGGGTAGACGACACATTAAACTTTAGAGATGCTGCAGCAACCAGAACAATTGCTACTTTAGATAATAACCAAACCTTAACCAATAAAACACTAACACAGCCAACAATAGGAGATTTAGTAAACGCTAACCATACTCATACTAACGCAGCCGGCGGAGGACAGATAGCTGCAAGTACTGCACTTTCTGATTATAATGATTTAGCCAAAGTGGCTGGTGATGTATACACAGGAGTCCATGACTTTGGCACCGGCGGAACCGTTCTAGAGATTCCAAACGAGGCAGCACCAACAGTAAACGCAAATGGTGAAATAGCAATCGATACCTCTGTAACTGATTTCTCTTTATCTGTCTTGAAATTCTTTGGAGGAGAGGAACAGGGTGTGGTGTCCATGCCTATCGCTGAATTCACTACCCCTGCAGCCGGAGCAGTGCCAACCTATAACGCTACCAATGATGAATTTGAAATGGTAGTACCTGCCGGAAGCGGTGACATGGTATTGGCTGACGTTCAGACAGTAACAGGAGCTAAGACATTCGGTACGATAGGCGGGGCTGTAGGCAAGTTTATCCTAGCTGGTTCTACCTCAGGAAGCACAATAGTTGATGCTTCTGCCGTTGCATCTGGTACTATCACAATTCCTGCAGCTACAGACACCCTGATGGGAAAAGCTACAACTGACACCATGACTAACAAGACCTTTGATGCAAACGGCACTGGAAACTCCATTACCAATATTGAAAACGCAGACATTGCAGCAGCTGCTGCCATTGATGTTACTAAACTATCCAATGACGCCAGACTGGGAAACCTTACCTTTGTAATTGATGGCGGCGGTTCAGCCATTACTACAGGAAAGAAGGGAGTACTAGTGGTGGACTATGACTGTACCGTAACAGGATGGACGGTAGTCTGTGAACCTGACGGGGCTATAGTGGTAGATGTTAACCGCTCTACATTTGCAGGATATCCTACTACCGCAAGCATAGCAGGAACCGAACTCCCAACGGTTACGGCAACAAACGACACTGGACAAGATTACTCTTTAACCTCATGGAGCACAATTAACGCAGGTGATATCATAGAATTTGAGGTTGATTCTATCACTACGGCAACTAGGGCAACAGTATCATTAAGGACATTGAAGACATGATAAAATACTTTATGACTAAAAAGGAGGTGAAACTATGGTAACATTATTGCAAAGAATAGTAAGACAATTTGAAAACACATCAGGCGAAAATATAACTGGTCATTCATTTCCATCAGTCTTGATAATGTATTTAACAGGGTTATACACTCAAGGAAAAGCATATACATCATTAAATATTGGTGGTGGTTCTGCTGATAGACTAGCACAGCAGGCCGATTTTGAATTATTCAAAACAAAATATGATTCATTGAATGTAAATCAACAACAAACTTGGTTGCTTCAGGTAATCGCTTCAACAGAGCAACTCCTAAGAGGAAATGAGTCAAAGGTACAATTTGCAACAGACCTCGACGTTGCAATAGACACAGGATAGGTATGGGAACATCTTCTAGGTGTGGAGTATTCACCAAAAACACTAGTGGAACTGAACCGGTAGACCAAACCGTAGCCTTTGCCGGAGACTTTACGCCAAAATTTCTCATGTTATGGACTGACGGACAGACGGCAGAAGCAACTAGCACCACACATGGGATTTCATATAGTCAAGGATGGACAGATGGAACAAATGAATATTGTGCCACATATTGTGATGAGGATGCGGTAGACACAACAAACACTTCTAGGCAAATATCAAATACGAAACTTTTGAAAATAAGAGATGACCAAGCCACACTAATCGCAGAGTGTGATTTTAAATCATGGGCTAACAATGAATTTGTAGTTACTTGGACTGAAAACACTGACACCTCGGCAACTAGAATATACTATGAAGTCATAGGCGGGGATGACATCACAAAGGTTGAATGTGGTGACTTTAACGCTGCAACAGCAGGCGGCCCCACTCAAACGGTGAGTCTGACTGACTCTGCATTAGTGCCTGATGTAGCGATGTTTATGTGTACAGGTCAGACGTCTTTTAACTCTGAAGGTAATGATGCGCAATTATGTATTGGTTTTGGTACAGGTAGCGGCGCTAACGCTGGCATTTGTTACACATCAGACCACGGAGTAGACACTTCAGTGGTTGACAGAAGAAACTCCACCGTCTATAGCCTGACTCTTAACCAGATTGGCGGTAGTAGGGATGGCGATGGAGGGATAGGGGCATTTAATACCGGTGCTTTTGACATTGCTTGGAATAACAAGTTTAACGGTACCTACATTATTGCCTATACTGTAATAGAGGGCGGCACGTGGGATACTGTAAGCGTAGAGTCAAAACTATCTGATGGGTCACAAAACATAAGCACATCCGTAACAACTCCCAATGGTGCAATATTCATGTCATGCCAGACTCCTACGGAGCCTACGGGCACAGATGGCACTATTCAGCTTGGTGCGTCTGATGATGACACCGTGATTAGTAATGTTATGGCGGGTAACTATGCCAGTGATGGCGATGGAACCACTCTTACATCATCTTTTAATGATGATGCGTTATGTATAAAGATGATTAACGAGGCTGGCACTGATAGAGGTAATGCTGCACTAATTACTTGGGGTTCTAGCCAGATAACACTAGACTGGAACGGCACTGACGCACAGAACAGGGATATTCATATGTTAATCTTTGATGTGCAGGATTCAGGAGCTGCAGGCTTTGCATATACCCAAGGATTTGTAACAGGATGATGATAACATAACATGGCAATAACAGCTATAGTCCAAGGGGGAACACTAACAGCATTGGTACAGGGCGGTACCCTTACGGCTCTGGTTCAGGGGGAGGTAGCCCCAGTAGTTGAGGTTCCTGAAAAATCAATCTCACATGTTACCATAGACGCAGGAGTTGACCTAAGAAAGAAATCACAACAAAGACAGAAACAAATTCTAAAGTTACGTGTAGAGATTCCATGTATAGGAACAGCCAAAAAAACAGAACAGCTAGAAATACCTGCAGAAGGCACGGCAAAGAAGACTGAGGAGTTATCTTACAAGGTCAAGGGTACAGCAAAGATTACCAACAAGATATCGATAAAGGCAATAGGTTCAGCACTATCCAAACAATTTACAGCAATATCCGTAAAGGGCGAAAAGTCTTCTGAGATGTACGGCATGAAGAGGACAATTAAGAAATTACGTCTACTAGACACTTTAAAAGAAGCATTACGGGAGTTAGATGATAAATAAATGCCATTTGCTGATTATCTTGACTTTGATGATTGTACTAGCAAAAACAGAGACAAAGGAAATCCTGATGCATACTGCGGTAGTATCAAGCACAAGGTAGAAGAGGAAAAAACATTTTCATTTAACGAGACTGAACCAATTACCAAAGGCAGGTCACCTGAACCCGTACAGGGAAAGAAGAAAGCCTTTACACATAGTTCGTCATGGATTGGTAACGTAAGATACAATCCCCAGAATCAGACAATGCGAGTCATGATGAACAACGACGGCTATGGATTCTGTGGCGTACCTGAGAAGGTATACGATGCTTGGGAAGGAGCTCCATCAAAAGGCGAGTACTGGTGGAGAAACATCAAGGATAGATACAACTGTTCAGCACTAACAGAAACTGAAATGCATGATATCCAATGGCCACCTCCATTAACAGGAGGAAGAGACCAAGTTGACTGTCTCATGATGAACTACTCCCCAGATACGGGAAGACCTGACGGAATTACTCCAGACGAATTAACCTTGCAGACACAGCCATACCCAACAGGGAAACCATATACATACCCCCAAATCAAGGAGCAGAACTCAGCTTGTGGAAACTGTAGATTCTATGTGGATGGCGGAGCATGTGCTTTAGTCAAAGGAGTTATAGACCCAGTTAATGGCACATGCAAGTTCTTTCAAGGCGGGCAATCCCTGCCATACAACACACAAGTCTTTCCAATATATGAGCAGGTAGAGGCAGAATATCAGGTAAAGCCAAACGAGCCATATTTATCAGAACCAGTAATGGAGTCGGTAACCAAGAACATCATAGACCGAGAACACGAGTTACTAGCTAACGGCGTACCTGAGAATGAGGTTCATGACATATTACAAAAGGAGTTTTCAGATACTAGTCTATCTGACATGATTAATGAAACAACCGAACTAAAACTAGACAACCCCCCAGATGATACAAACTATCTAGCTACTGCATCAAAAATTAATTCAGAACCATCAATGCATAACGAACATGGACACTCCATAACAAACCCAAAGGTAATGGGCTACCAGAACGAGAACCCCGACCCAGACGCCCTAATCTTTGATATCCCTCCACTATACGGCAGAAAGAAAGAAACCAAACTGATTCGTGAGACAATAGGCGAGCTGACTCACCAATTCAACTGGATGACTGATGATTACCTAGCCAGAGTTACAGAGCTAGGAAGAAGCGTGGGTGGAAAGTTCGTATTGGTCAGAGCCAGTGCTGAGGCAATCACTGACCACAGAAGCGAAGGAGAGCCATATAGACGACTCCTAAAGGGCGAGGAGCTCTCACAGCTGACCAGAACAGGCAAGGACAAGTCAACTGACATCAACCATCTAGGGAAAGAGTTTGAGGTTGATTCCGTTGTGCTCGATGCCGAGTACGACCCAATTCGAAAAGAATCACAGATGCTTGTACACTTGAGAGACCCAGAAATAATCCATTACATAGAGACAGGAGACATCCAGACAGTATCAATTAACGCAGGAATGCCAAGGCACATGCATACAGAATGTGATACTGGTGAGTGTTTTGTAGTTCCAAGGGGTCTATACCTAGGGGAATTAGATAACATTGCATTTACATGGGTAGTGAATAATCCAGCAGGTATCATGTGGAGAGGCCGACACATCAGACCGGCAGTTCCAGGTGTGAAAACAACACGTATTGAGTTACTTTAAGATAACTAATATAGTAGTAATAATATTTGTACTACATGATTAAAAATGAAAAGCGTGATTATATGAAAAAATATTATGAATTACATAAAGAGGAATTAAGAGCAAAAGCTAAAATTTATGAGAGATCATATGCAGGAAAAGCACGAGCACAACGTTACAGAGATGTCAACAAGGACAAAATTAAAGAACGAAATAAAAAATATCAAGGAAGACTAATTCGCTTTAAAGGGAAACATATCTGGTTATCACACAATCCTCGCATAGGTATTTGTGCAGAATGTCATAGAAGAGTAGACAGAGGGGAAATTAACATTACTAATTTACATCATTTCAAGTATGATGAAAAGGATCCACTTGCTCATACGATTGAATTATGTGTTGATTGTCATAACAAGATGGATCCAAGATCACGAAATAATCTAGGGCAGTTTAGTAAAGACATGAAATATACATTTGGTGATGGAATAAAGTTTCTAATTAGTGAGATTGACAAAGATATAGAGTATGGCGAATCGCCAGAAGAATTCTTCAAACGAAAAGGTAGAGAATTTAACGAAATTCAATCTAAATTACTTATAGACGAAATGATTAAACAACAAAAAGAAGAGCTCCTTTGAAACTGCTAATTGTCATACTATCTCCTAGGGACATGGTAACATTTGAACTTGCAATGAAGAAAATACCTCATGACAAGATATGGGTAAAGTATGTCGGGTACCAACATGATCCATACGGGCAATGGCTACAATACTTTAAGGAAAATCCAGAGTATACCCATGTTGCAATATGCCCTGATGACTTGATACCACATCCACAGGGAGTCAAACAGCTATGGGAAACTGCACAAAAGGGAACAATAGTATCGGCATGTGCAAATGTTGACAAGAGGGATTTTGGTTGTCCATATCGTACCAGCTGGCCAATAGCAGCCTCCAAGAATTTACCATCATTGAAATTTCCCAGAGACTATGACTGGTATACATGGCATGAACTAACAGAGCTAACCAACGGCTCCAGTCTAGTACAGGTAAAGCATAGCGGGGTGGCATTTATGATTATACCCAGAGATATAGTAAACAAGATATCCTTCAAGGGGGACATGGGCAGCCTGTCAGAGAACAAGCCCTCAGCTTATGATGTCGGAATATCCCATGACTTGATAAACCAAAATATCCCGCAATATCTAGATACTAGTGTATTCTTTGCCCATTTTAGATATGGCTCCAAGATACTCAACAAAGAAAGGGAGCCACACCTAATCATTGACAAATGGGGCGAAGATAATAAAGTAAGGGACTTATACCAGCTAGAGCCATTTGTGAGATAGTTGAAAGTTAATCCTCTTCTTTGCAGCCCTTCACCCAGAGACTTGAAAAACGTCTATGATTCCCTAAAGAAGACAGGATACCCCAGACTATACGCCAAGTATTATCCGGAAAAGATAGCCTATAACCTGATGCGTGATTACGTATTAGAGCATGAGGAGTACACCCATATGGTGATTTGTCCAGATGACTTGCTAATAGACAAGGAACACATCACCAACCTAATCAAGACACTGGAGATAAAGGACTATCCCATATTATCCGGTGTGTGCAA